AGCAACTGCTGTAAAAGTTGATGTCTTAACTGTTGTTACCCAAGACGCTGAACCTGTTGCACCAAAGTTTGTTGCTGTACCTTGGTTATTAATTGTTGCACCACTAGGAATTGTGAACGTATCGCCACTATCTCCTAACTGAACTGTACCACAATTTGTTCTTGGACTAATTTTATTTACTTTTATTTCACTCATAATTTACCTATTGAAATTTGTACCTTATTATTACTATACCTGAACCACCGGCACCAGAATCACCACCGCCTCCACCGCCTGTGTTAGCTGTTCCTGCAACATTAAAACTTCCACCTCCACCTGTACCTGCAGTTCCGTGTGCACCTGGAGGAGTTCCCCCTGCACCACCGCCACCTCTTGCAACAGCTGAAAAATTTATACTGCTTGTTGTACCATTTCCTCCGTTTAAAGTTGAAGCTGCAGCACTCGCTCCACCTCCTCCACCACCCATATTACCTGATGGATTTCCTCCATTATTTCCTTGAGGCGGACTTACAGGAGGTGTATTTCCTGTTCCACCGGGTCCTGACCCTGTTCCACCTCCACCACCACCTGATCCACCATCACCACCAGGAGCTGCTCCACCTGAAGATCCATTTCCATATCCTCCACCTGCTGAAGTTATAGTTGAAAAAATTGAAGAACCTCCTTGAGCTCCAGTACTAGCAGCTGCTCCACCTCCTCCAACTGTTATTGGAAAACCTGTAGCAGTAACAGTTAATGCTGAAACACCGCTTCCTAATGGACTTGCTGAATAACAACCAGATGCTGCACCAGAAGATTCTCTATATCCACCTGCTCCGCCTGCTCCACCTAAAAAAGATCCAGCGCCACCGCCGCCTGCAATTACTAAATAATCTACTAAATTTGATCCTGCAGCATTACCAGCATCTGATACACAAAAAGTTCCCGAAGATGTAAATGTGTGAACTTTAAAATTACCACAAGTTGTTACTGTTCCACCTGTTGCTGTTACAAAAGCTGCTTGTGCACCTGCATCATTATTTCCATCATTAACAACTAACCAACCTTTAGTTGCATCCGCATAAACTAAAGTAAGTGATTCACCTTCTGTATTAACTTCTAAATCTTTAGCATCGCCATTAATTTTTTCTGAACCATTTGCTGAAATTGTTAATTTATTACTATCAAAAGTATTTGCATAATCTCTAAAAGCTACAATAGCTCCAGCTGAACCTGCTGGTAAGTTGGCAGTAATTGCACCTCCTGTTGTATTAACAAAATAACCCTCACCATTTACTGCTGTAATTGTAGATGTTTTAATTGATGTTTGCCAATCAACGGTCCCTGTTCTACCAAAACCTGTCTGTGTTGCACCACTTGCTAAAGCAACGGTACCGCCACAACGACCTAATGTAACTGCAGATCCATCTACAACAATAGGATTACTTGCTCCTGATCCGATTGTAGTAGTTGTCCCACATTTTTTGATGATGTTTGAATCATCTGAAACTTTATTTATATTATCTACTTTAATTTTACTTGTCATAATTATGATATTTTATACCTTATTATTACAATTATACCTGAACCGCCAGATCCACCAGGATTTCCTGAACAAGTTGTACTTCCTGCTCCACCACCACCTCCTCCGGTATTGACTGTTCCTACAACTCCTGAACCTGGATTTGTATATCCACCTGCTCCGCCGCCACCAGTGCCACCAGCTCCACCAGCAGTACCATTTTGTTGTGGATAACCTGCAGCGCCACCACCGCCACCTGCTCTTGTAACTGGGCTTGCTGTAATTTCAGATGTAACACCTGCTCCACCAGCTCCACCATTGGCATCACTTCCAGGAGTTGCTGCGTTAACACCTACAGCACCTGCTCCACCACCACCGCCTGCAGCTGTAGCATTACCTGAACTACCTGTTCCACCATTATTTCCTTGAGGAGGACTTACTGGAGGGGTATTACCAGCACCTGCAGTTTGAGGACTAGCTCTAGCACCAGAACCACCACCAGAACCACCGCTGCCTGCAGCAGGAGTTGGTGCACTGCCCATTCCATTACCACCTCCGCCACCACCAGCAGATGATATTGTTGAAAAAACTGATGCTGAACCATCATTACCATTAGCACTTGTTAGAGGAGCAACTCCTGCTCCGCCGGCTCCTACTGTAATTGGAAAAGCTGTAGCTGTGACTGTAACTCTATTTGCTGGAGTTGGATAACCATCTAAAGGACTAGCTGTGTATGGATTTAAAGGATTTTTAACTTCTCTATAACCCCCAGCTCCACCGCCACCACTAGCATAAGAAGGAGGACCTCCATTTTTTGATGATCCTGCTCCCCCTCCTGCAACTACCATATATGATACGATAGAATTACCACCACCACCAGCATCAGAAACTGTAAAAGTTCCAGGGCCTGTGAATGTATGAATTTTACAATCTCCAGAAGTTGTAATTGTTCCACCAGTTGCTGTTATAAAAGCAGAACCTTGTGTAGCATATTCATTACTTTGAACTGATCTCCAACCAACTGTTGAATCTATATAAACAAATGTAATTCCTTGTCCTTCAGTAGTTAATTTAACTGAATCTCCAGCACTTCCACCATTAATTTTTTCTGAACCATTTGGATCAACTTCTAATTGATTTGAATCAAATGTATTATTATAATCTTGCACTGAAACGATTGCACCAGCGACACCTGCTGGAAGATTCATTACAAATGCACCACCTGATGTATTTGCAAAAAATCCTTGACCATTTACTGCTGTAAAAGTTGCTGTCTTAATACTACCTGTCTGCCAATCTACAGTTCCTGTTCTACCAAAACCTGTTTGAGTAGCGCCACACGCAAGTGTAACTGCTGTGCCTGATCCACCTAAAGTTAAGGTTGAACCACTTTGTTTATCTATTGCATCTACTTCTATTTTTGACATTATACTATTACCAAAGTCCCTGTTACTGTTACAGTCGCAGGAATAGTAATAGGTCCAGCTAGAACTGCATTTTCAATTGTTTGTGTTCCGTCAATCGTGGCCGATTGATTAGGTATAAATTCATTTGGAGCCGTTCCGCCTCCGATGTATTGGATTCCATTTACTATTGCCGTCATAATTCCTCCTATGTACTAATACTGTCAATAAATGATGTAACTATATCTAAAGACGAAGCTGTATCGCTTTGTGCTTTAAGAGTATCACCACTTTCTAAAACAATTTTTGCACCACCTTGAATTAGTTCGATTGCAGAGTTTGGTGGAACACTTACAGTCTTTGCGATAAAGTGATCGTTTCCTCCGTTTACAATCTGACAACTAGCCAAAACAGTTGAAGCTGTAGTATTACATATTCTGATACCAATAACAGCATCATAGTTTCCACCAACCACTAAATCGACTGGTGATGTACCAACATTTCTTTGTAAATTGTTTCTAAAATCTTGTGCCATATTTTTTTCCTATTTATAATGCAACCGCCATTGCTAATGCAAAGCCAGCTGATGCTGCTCCTACTGGTGTACCTGTTGCATCCAAATAAACCGATTTACTTGCAGGCATTGTACAGAATACATCTTTTGTACCTGAATTGAAATCAACAACTGCATCTGAATTAGAACTGGAGATAATTGTAGTTCTTTGTAAATTAGTTGTAGAACTTAATGTTCCTAAACCAACTTCAAACTCATTTGTACCTTGATTAAAAATACAATAGTATGTTGTGTTACCTACACCAATTCCAGTATTAAAAGTTTCAAATCCTGTAACAGGTGTATTATCAATTGCAAAAGTAGTTTGACTGTTTCCAGTCGCCGTACTGTTTACTTTTACTCTGTCGTTTATTACCAACGCCATAAATTTTCTCCTTAACTCATACTAATAATTGCATTAGACGCAGTAGTTGGATCAGGAAACGTAATAGTAAAAGTACCATTCGTTGCTGTCTTGTTACCGCCAAAATCTAAAACTACTACTAATCTATTTGCTGTACCATCAACTGTATCTATATTGTAAATCGCTGCAAAAGCTGCAGTGAAAGATGCTAAACTATAACTAACATTATCAAAGTCAACTGAAGCAACTGCTGTAGAAGAAACAACTCCAAGTCTTGTTAGAGCTTTAACTGCATAGTTAGTACCGCCTGTTGGATCTACTTCACCATTTCCAGTTCCTAATAAAGCAACTGTTGATGATACACTATAAGGGTTAGTTGTGTACAGAGATAGACTAAAGTTGTTTCCACCTGAAGCTTTGAAATTGTGGTTAGCTTCAAATAGAGCACCTCTAAAAGTATTTGGTATTATATTTGCCATATTATTTTATCTCCTTAATTATTAATAACTCGATGGTGATTCGGATTTTAACTGAGTACGAATAACTCCATCTTGATATTCATCTCGGCGTCTTCGACCTTGTTGTTCAATCGCATACGACATCAGAGCTTTTTCATAAGCTTGATTATAGTATTGTATCATATCTTGAGGTCCTTTCAAGTATCCAAATGCATTTACCAGACAAGCGTACAAAAGTAAATCTTGATATTTATTTGATAAATAAGTTCCATTTGTAGCTGCTGGAGCTGTTGTTGGTTGTGTTGTATCTGTAATACTAATAGGTTCTTTATTATAAGCTAGAGTAATTTCATAAGTTTTATCAGGTGTTGGAGCAATTACCCAAAATTCTGTATCCCAATTACCATAATATCTTGGGATTCCTACAGCTTGTGTACTCGGTGTAGCGTAGTACTCAGCCATAAAACTAGTGTCTCTTTGCTCTAAATAAAATTGATCTCCCTCTGTATTAGTTAGTTGAACGTATCTAATAAATCTTAAATCAGAAGGTATAGTTACATACCTATTTCCTACAATAGTGTTAGAAGTTGCATAGTGTCTTTCTTCATCAGAATCTACTTCTCTATAAATTTTGTTTTCTGCATTTTTAATAATAGGATTAAGAATAGAAGAACTAAATACAGTACTATCTACTTCTGTGTAGTTTCTAATATCATTTTCTAAATTTGCTAATGTGTATGCCATATTATAATGCCTTTAATGTTACGGGTCCTGCAGAACAAGCTGGACCTCCTCCTTGTATA